CCTCGCACTCGATCAATAGGGATACCATTATCCTCCGCTATTTTTTCTGCGACTTGCTTAGAAGTCTTGACCCCTGACCACTTGGTAATTGCCAAGCGAACTAGCACACCCTTAGAAGCTAAATTAGTTTTAGCTATGTCAGCTTCAGTGAGTATTCTTTTTATTACTTCAGTCATTACAGTACCTCGTTGTATTGAGCCTGATACTTGTTGAAGGCTTTAGTCTCTTTCAACTTTGCATTCTTCTGTACCGACAAGGTGATGTAAAAGCCGAGGAATTCTGGAGAGCCTTCTCTGACTTCCGAATCTTCTTCAGCACTGAATCGCTTGAGATAAGTCACCGCATTCTCGAAGTGAGTCTTGGACTTGGTCGCATTGACCAGAGCCGAGGTGATGGCGAAAGCCACACCATGTTGAAACTCATTCTCGAAGGTTGGCAACTGAGCGACCTCAGGATTGGAAAGAACTTCCTTCACATTAATCCCTGCTAAATCCTCGAAGGTTTGCAGGAACAAAGTGAACTCTTGAGCGAAGAGTCTACCGACTAATCCACTAAGAGACTGAAGCCATTCACCAGTGTCCTTGATCCCATCAAAGAAGCCTGTTTGCAATTCAGTGTCCAGTATCTCTACTGTTCTTGGTGTTGCATAGTTAGGAGCATCCCTGTCCTTAGGATCGAAGGTGTTAAGCAGGTCAGGGAATGCTCTGATGAAGTGAACAATTCTTGAATCGAATTTCTTCTTCTCGGCATACTCCAACCAATCTCCAACGTCAGACTCGAACTCAAAGTTATGAACCCTAGTCAGGGTAGAAGTAGGAATCGCATTGACTACTGCTCCATCCTGTTTTCTGTTGCTTGCTATGACAACAGTCCAGTGACCTAACTTCTTCTCAGGATCGACTCGGTTGTGACCTGCAAGTGTGAACTCACCGATCACTCCTTCATCGAGTAGTCTTTGAATAATCTTCTGAACCGATGGAGGACATTGAGCCAACTCATCTAGGAACAAGATACCCTTTCCAGATCGAGGTAGCACATCGAGCAGAACTCTTCTGAGAACTTGCTCATCCTTATCCACTAAGGGATAGCCACCGATGTCCAAGACATCGTAGTTAGAGACATTAAAAGAAAGAAAGCCAAACTGTTCATCAGTCAGGTCTCTCCACCCAAAGCCGAAAGCCTTCTGTTGATGAAGGTCTACAAATTCTAGACCTTGATCGTCAGCTATAAGTTTAGCTGACTCTCTGACAACAGCAGTCTTACCGACTCCAACACCGCCCTTGAGCCAAGGGATCACAGTGATACCCCTGTCCACAGTTAACGGATCAATATTGGTTTTGAAGCAACCAAGTAGCTTATTTATGATTTGATTCGGTTTCATCTTTACCTCCTTTGGTAGTTAATCCAATCAATCAAAAATGATTTTATTATATATAAGGAGTAAAGGCTATCTTTTTGACACTAGATTGATAGCAGTGAGTAAGCCTTCACCGAGGTGAAAACAGGGAGGATAATTAAATAATATTTCCAGAAATAATTTTAGTTCAGGAAGGAGGAAACATGAGCGACAAAGAAGAGAAGGAAAAGAAAGAGAAATCTCTGAAGCAGAAGAAGCTTGATTACATGATCGAGATGGAGAAGCAGGAGAAAGAAAAGGACTCGGATCAGGAGCAGGAACCAGAGACCAAAGAACCCAAGAAGGATTGGAGAAAGGATACTGTCTGGGAGAACCAACAGAAGGAAGCCGAGGGATCAGGTGAACTGGATCAGGATGGCAACGCTGAAGAACCACCCAGAGAACAAGCCAAGGACACTCTTATAGAGGACATCCCCCAGGAGGTCGATAGAGAGCCTGTAAGCCACGATAATGTTGTAGGTATCAGAGACAAGGAGGACAGGTTAACTCCGAAGCAGGAAGCCTTTGTTCGGCAGGTGTTAGCAGGTGATGATTTGAGTACCGCTTATCGGAAGGCTTACGATGCAGAGAAGATGAGTCCTGCAAGTATCAACCGAGAAGCACATCGCTTGAGTAGCAACCCCAAGATCACCCCTAGGCTTAGACGTGGAATGGAGGTGAGGGAGGTGTCTGTACAATCTTCTTACCACTCTCTAAGACACAGTGTCATAGAAAGGCTAGACCAGATGGCTGACGATACCGATGCATCAGACTCAGCCAGAGTCAGGAGCCTTGAGATGTTAGGTAAGCATGTTGGCTTGTTCACTGACCAAGTAAGTATTACCACTGACAGGACCACTGAAGAACTGCAGGAAGAACTCACCACTCGGATCGCAGAATTACTGGAACTCGATGAAGAATCTGGCTAGGCATTGCAGGAATTAAGCAGTCAAATAGTGAGGACTCACTAACCAATATGTAAGTAAGTACTCACTTACATTTAGTTAGTGAACACTAACCTAAGAGCCAGACAGTCCGACACTATTTGTCGCAGGGTGTCGACAGCTTGGAGCCATATTGGAGTGGTCCCGAATGGGACCCCTCCCCCCCCAAGTCAGTCGAAGACTGACTACTATATACATAGGATTTTGCTCATATAATTCTGTAATTTCATGATACTATCTACTTATGCAAGCCTTATCGCATAGAGAAAGCCAAGTCTATAACCTAGTTTGCCAGCATTGGTCGGCTAAAACCTGTGCTCCTTCCATGCGATGGATAGCCAAAGAATTACGTTTAAAATCAAAGGGTTACATACATGAAATTATCCATAGTCTAGTCGCTAAAAACTATCTGACTATGGTTTCAGGAAAGCCTCGCACTGTTAGACCCCTCTAATTTTTTTCAAATTTTCACAAAAAAGTACTTGACAGAACCTGTCAATACCCCTCAGTATGCTATAGTCCAGAGGAAGTTATGACTCTAGTTAGTATATACCAATCATATCTACTAGGAAGAAGAGGTAGTAAGTGAGTAAGTATCTAACTAGTATATACTAAGGTAAAAAGTACTTATGGATTTAACTAAGTTACAGAATAAGCTAGGTACTCTTCCCGACTACAAGCGTCAGGAGTTGCTGGATTTACTAAAACAACTGGATGCTGCCAAGACCCGTTCACGGGTTAAGTCAGCCTTCTTGCCTTTCGTCAAAGAGATGTGGTCAGCCTTCATTGAGGGTCATCATCACAGCATCATGGCGGAAGCTTTCGAGAAAGTAGCACGGGGAGAGCTGAAAAGGCTCATTATCAACATGCCGCCTCGACATACGAAGTCTGAATTCGCCAGTCACATGCTACCCGCATGGTTTTTGGGTCAATTTCCTGATAAAAAGGTGATACAAACGGCTCACACCGCAGAATTAGCGGTAGGTTTCGGTAGAAAAGTGCGTAATTTGGTCAATTCTGAGGATTATCAGCTTTTATTCCCCGATACTGCCCTGCAAGCCGACTCCAAAGCTGCGGGAAGGTGGAATACCAGCCAAGGTGGTGAGTATTTTGCGATAGGGGTAGGCGGTGCGGTCACAGGTAAAGGTGCGGATTTGCTCATCATTGACGATCCACACTCAGAGCAGGAGGGATCGAGTGCTGATCCGCATGTATTTGACCGAACTCACGAATGGTATACCTCAGGACCTCGGCAGAGGCTGCAACCAGGAGGAGCAATCATTCTGGTAATGACAAGATGGCACCAGCGAGACCTAACAGGACAAATACTTAAATCTTCCATCGAAAGACATGGTTCAGAAGATTGGGAAGTCATTGAATTACCTGCAATTTTACCTTCAGGGAACCCATTGTGGGAAGAATTTTGGAGTATTGAAGAACTCGAATCATTAAAAGCTGAACTGCCCATCTCGAAATGGTCGGCTCAGTACCAACAGGACCCTTCAGCAGAAGAAGGTGCATTGGTAAAGCGGGAGTGGTGGAAAGAATGGGAACACAAGAAACCACCCGAATGTGAATTTATTATTCAATCTTGGGACACGGCTTTCCTCAAGACGGAACGGGCTGATTACTCAGCGTGTACAACGTGGGGAGTTTTTCCTTGGATTGATCCCGAAGACGGAGTCGAAAAGAGTCACATTATCTTATTGGATGCGTATCAAGAGCGTTTGGAGTTTCCCAGCTTGAAACAACGTGCTTTTGAACTGTATCAAGAATTTAAGCCTGACGCATTTATTGTGGAGGCTAAAGCAGCAGGATCACCCTTGATCTTTGAACTCAGGCAGATGGGGATACCCGTATCGGAATTCACCCCCAGTCGAGGTAACGACAAGATTTCTAGGGTGAATGCGGTTTCAGACCTGTTTGCTTCAGGAATGGTGTGGGCACCTCCGACCCGATGGGCAGAAGAAGTGGTCGAACAGTTTGCTGTATTTCCAAACGGAGCCCATGATGACTTGGTGGACAGTGCCAC